TAGATGTCCGGTACACAGGCATCATCTTAGACGACTTTGAATCCGAACTTAACACGAAAACACCCGAGCGTAGAGCTGAAATTAAGAAATGGATCGTATCTACGGTATATCCAGCATTGGAAGAAACACCCGGCAATGAAGGATGGATATGGTTATGTGGTACTATTGTACACTTTGACAGTTTTTTACAGATGGTTGCAGATGGACATCGGGATGCGAAGAAGGAAGAGCGAGATTATCCTTGGGATGTTGTTTTTCATAGGGCTATCGAGAATAATAAATCAATTTGGCCCGAACAGTTTTCTTTAAAAAAGCTTGAATCGAAGAAGCGAGAGTTCATTGAAGCTGGTCTTGTTAATAAATTCGCACAGGAGTATATGAATGATGCTAGGGATATTTCCAATGCGGCATTTAAAATTGATAGAATCCAATACTATAATGGGAGTGTAGAAAACCGTCAGGGTTTTAACTACTTAATAGACGGTGAAGATGCCACGCCCCTTAATATATACATTGGCGTTGACCTTGCGGCAACAGCCTCTGATACTTCGGATTTTCAAGTCATTATGGTTATGGGTGTTGATTCTAGTGGAAATCGTTATGTTTTGGACTATTATCGTGAGCGTATACCCACTTTTGATCTTCCTCCAAAGATCATTGAGTTTGCTAAGCGATTTTCCCCAGTACGTCGGGTCACTATTGAAACAGTTGCTGCCCAAGAGATGGTTAGGGATATGGTCACGAGAATGTCAGCCAAAGAAAAAAGGTTAATGCCCGGTATCTTTAAGGGGGTAAAGCCACCAGCTAGGGTAAAAAAGGAGGACAGATTAGAGACAGCGCTTGGTGCTATTGTCAATTCAAAGAAATTATATATCCAAAGACATATGACAGAGCTCGTAGATGAGCTATTTGAACATCCTAAACCTAGGCATGATGACTTAATGGATGGACTATACTACGCAGACTACTTTGCCAAACCCCCTAAGAGTTCTAAAACTAAATTAGAAAATCTGCATAACGAAAAATTAAATGGTAAAAAGTTAAAGTTTATAAAAGCTTATAACTGGATGACCGGTTCAAGATCATAATTATTTTGTATTTTATTTTATTTTATTTTAAATTAACTTAAGGTTCCATATGCCAAGGTATTCAAAAAGATCGAAAGAGCGACTTGCTTCATGTGATCAAAGATTGCAAGATATCTTTAATGAAGTGATAAAGTATGTGGATTGCTCCATATTAGAGGGGCACCGAAGTAAAGAAAGGCAAAATAAATTATACGATGAAGGTCGTACTAAAGTACGTTATCCTAATGGTCGTCACAATGCTGACCCTTCTAAAGCCTGTGATGTTACTCCCTACCCTGTGGATTGGGAGGACAGGGAGAGGCAGACCCTCTTTGCAGGTTTTGTTCTTGGGTTGGCTCGCAGTATGGGCGTTAATCTAAGATGGGGCGGAGACTGGGATCAGGATTTTCAAGTTGTAGATAATCGCTTCGATGATTTTCCTCATTTTGAATTGAGAGATTAGTGGCTGCGACCACAGATAATAGTATAGATTTGGCATTAAGGGCTCCTAGGGGTTCTTATATAGTTAATAAACCGGCAACGGATATGTTTCCTTTCTTAAAGGATCTTGCTAGTAAATACCCTATACCCAAAAAAGATCTTGCGGGTGGTGTAGATGTTACTTTAACAGAAGGTGAAACAATCGTGCCACAAGAAATGGTGAACGATGTGGGATTAGGTAATTTAGAATTTTTTAATAACAAACCAAAAGAAGGTGGACATCAGTCCATTGATAATATTATTGCTTTTGAAACTCTGCAAAATATAAAACCAATGTCTCATGGTGGAGAGGTGCAACTAGATAATTATATGGGTGGCGGCCAGCTAATGAATTATCAAGATGGTGGTCAGGCACTTCCAGAAATGGATATAAGAAGAAATAGCGCAAACTTACGCCCAAGTCCATATATGAGATATGAAAGAGTTGAAGGTGCACCCACGAAAGGAGATCCATTATATAATGAAACGCGTGCTCTTAGAGATTTGAAGATTCAGAGCGGTGATGAACCAAATTGGTTTAACTGGGGCGAGCGAGATGGTGTGCCGTTCAGCGTTGGTTGGAAAGACTATGTTGAGTCGGGTCAGGGTAATATGAGAGATGAAATGTTATTAGATAGGCTTTTACGTTCCGAGAGATGGACTGGGAGAACTTATGATAAAAGCAAGGCTGATATAGATAATTTAAATTTTTTAGCTAAGAAGGGCTACCAATTAGATGAAGAAGAAACTCAGGCACCAATTAGGAGATTAGATGATGCGCTAAGGAAAGATAAATCTTTATTAAATAATATAAGGCGCACTTCTAGTTTTTGGGAGCCTTACCAATACCAATATCAAGATGGTGGTGCAGTTCAATCTTTAGTAGAATCTCTTGTGCCTACCTCTGTAATGGATGATCCTGCTCCTGAACATAGTCACATGAGGGGATATGATCCTCAACTAGCTAGGGAAAATGAGGAATTGAGGCCTAGGGGAGATTTAGCGTTTATACATGGTGGTGTTAGCCGACCAATGAAATTAAGAGATGGGTCTTATCATAAACCTCCGGGCTTGCGGAGACTTGGACAAGAAGTGTCTCCCTACGAAGAGTCTAGTGGGGATTTAGAAAAAACTGGTTTGATTAAAAAATTATTAGGTATGCAGCAGGGTGGCCCACTTCCAAATGGTAGCGCTGCTAAGGAACAACCAAATCCTTTTGTACCTTTCGATCAAAGACCTAATCAAGCTGCGGCTAGTGGTCGTTGGGGTGAACCCGGTGCTTATATGAAGTCTTTAGAAGGGGCTATGGATAGTTTAGACATGGAAGATTCTATGATGACGCATAAAAAAGCTCAGAATTTTTTAAATAAATTAAGAATAAAAGGTATGCTGCAAGGTGAGCCTATAGAATCACGAAGGTCTGATGGGTATTTACATGACGGTCTTGGTTTGGGAGGTAATCCCCAAGGTGGTCAGGCTCCTTCAATGAGGGATATAAGTGAATATTTTAATAGTCAACTTATGCAAGGTAGGGATTCTTCTGCTATTCATCAGGGTAGTCAACATGAGGCCCAGCCTCCTTTTATGTACCCTCCGAGGTATTAATTGAGTAAAATAGATAAAGATCCTAGAGCCTTACAAAACGAAGAACTTCATCGCCAATGGAGGGATGCTCGCTCTGATTGGGACACTGAATCTCGTAAAGATATTGATTTTTATCTTGGCAACCACTTTACTGCGGATGAGTCTGATGAGCTATCTCAGCGCAACCAAGCTGATATCCCAATGGATAGGATATCATCAGCTATTGAAAAATTCAAAGCAGTATTAACGTCTAGGCCTCCAGCATTTACAATTAGCCCAAGAGAAGATTCAGATGTTCAAGTAGCGTCTTTATGGAGAACTATTATGGGCTATGTCTGGCAAAACTCTGATGGCGATTGGCAAATGAAACAAGCCATACAGGATTATGCAACTACCGGAATGGGTTATTTATACGCCTACATAGATAGGGAATCAGATTTCGGTAGGGGTGACGTCAAGTTTACTTACATAGATCCATTTAGGGTATATGTATCTCCAAGCTCAAGAGATCGTTGGTTTAATGATTCAGATGGTCTTATCCTTTCTACCATCTTAACGGGTGAGCAAGTCGTCAACCTCTACCCTGAATTAAATGACCAAACCGATCCAGAAACTGGGGAGAAGATACCGGGATTAATTCGTAGTATATCAGGATTCACATACGACGAAGAGGATTATCCATCCACTCAAAATCGCAATACAATGCAGGTGTTCACACCAGCAGAAGTAAAGGATAAGGATTATTTTGAGGTCAAGAAGTACCAAGTATTAGAAAGATTTTATAAAATAAAAGTTCCTTTTTATAGAGTGATTGATATGAAAACTCAAGAAGAGGAGATATTATCACAAGAAGAATATGCTCAGTTTTATCAAGAAAACTCTGAAGCTATTGATATTGGTGCATTTACAGCTGTTGAGGTTTTGCAAAATAGAGTAAAAGTATGTGCCACTTTAGGTGAAATAGTTCTTTATGAATCTATCTTAAATACAGATGAATATCCAATAGTCCCGCTGCCGAATATTTGGACAGGAACTCCATATCCCAAGAGCGATGTCTCCCGAGCTAGGCCAATGCAACGTCTTTTAAACAAGCTCTGGTCTTTAGCTCTTTCTCATGCCCAAGCTTCAGCGGGGCTAAAACTTTTAGTACCCTTAGGGAGTGTGGATGATATAGACCAACTAGAGAAAGATTGGGCAAATCCAAATGCTGTAATAGAAGTGGATTCTTCTCAGGGAGAGCCTCACTACCCATCTCCACAACCACTCGCTGGAGAGTTTTACAAACTAATACAGCAGTCAGAGTTTTATATAGATTTTATATTTGGTTTGCCAGAGATGATGCATGGATTTGCTGAAAAAGCACCTGAGACACATAAGGCAACAGAGAGAATGATAGCACTTGGAAGTGAGCGGCCAAAGTCTAAGTTAAGAGATATTGAATTTAGTATTAACAAACTTGGTAAGGTCTTATATAACTTATCGAAGGGTCATTATACATATAAAAAGATTTTTAGATTAGCTCAACCGAATAATAATATAACGGAAGTTATGGCGAACTACTATACAGATGTTAGTGGAGCTGTAATGGATTTGAAAAAGGAAAGACATATATTAGATCAGCATGATGTTAGAATTGAGCCCGGATCTACAATGCCTTCGAGTAAGTACGCTGAGTTAGCTGTTTACCTTGAAGCTTTTCAAATGGGGATTGTTGATCGTTATGAAGTTCTTAAGAAGAACCCTGAAATATTTGATAAGGAAGGTATTATGCGTAGAACGGAAGAGAAACAGAAAATGATGCAGCAGATTAATTCTATGGAAGAGCATATAAAGAATTTGCAAGGTGACTTGCAGACAGCCCAAAGAGAGTCTGTCAGTGACAGGAAAAGAGTTGAGGTCGAAAAGTTTAAAACTAGACTTTCCGAAGTTAATTCCGAGTCTAAAGCGGACAGAAGGGTACAACGTAGTAAACTAGAAAACGAGGTGAAGCTTGAGGTGGAGAAATTGTCTAGTGATCTGAAAGATATTCAGAGAAAAGCCAGTTCCACTCCAGAAGCCTAAGGACATCTAAGGAGAGTATATGTCAACACTACAAGAACAGGAAATGAACATCGAAGCTGGAAATCCGGCACAAAATGAGTCATTTGTGGAAGATATCGTAAATGAACAAGCTATCTCAAATGAGGTGGCTGAACCACAAGTAAATAGTCAAGAACAACCTACTTCAACGGATTTTGAAGCAGAGTCTAAAAAGTTTCAATCTATGTATGATCGTGCGCAAGCCGAAAATGCTAAATTGCAACAAGGGGCTCAAATACTTAATCTTTTGGAACAGAGGCCAGACTTGGTTAAAGTACTTGAAGACGGTATAGCTAACCAACCGACTCAAAGTAGCGACCCGGATATTAAGATTGATGATTTCAATCCTTGGGATGCTTTTACAAACGAACATTCTGATTCAGGTAGATATGTCGATCAAAAGATAGAATCTAAAATAAATCAGATGGTTTCAGAAAGATTAGCAACCCAACAACAGCAGATGCAGGCTGAATTGCAGATGAATAATACGGTTAATGAATTGCGTGGAACATACAAGATGTCAGATAATGACATTCAGGAGTTTCTTCAATTCACGACACAACCAAAGGAAGCTGTAGGTTTAAACAACTTAGTGAAACTTTGGCAAATGCAAGGTGGTCAGTATCCTGCTAACAACGACACAGTAGAAGCGGTAAGTGCAGCGAAACAAGCTCCTCGTACAGCTGGAGTCCTGCAAGGTCAGGCTCCTGAAAGTCCTAAAACAGACCAAGATAAGGTTTGGGATACGATTATGAGTACGGGTAGTGGAACGGCACTTCCATAATAATAACAAAATAGTATGAGGAAAATAAAATGGCAATTTCGTATAATTCTGGAACACTAAAGTCCAGTGATATAACTGCCTCTTCAACCTCTGCTGGCGTAGGAACAGCCCCAGACCGTAGACGGTTATATAATTTCGGAGACCGAGTAGCTGAATTAGCTCCTGAGGAATCTCCGTTTTTTGTCTACCTAAGTAAGGTTGCGAAAGCTCCTACCGATGACCCAGTATTCCGTTATTTAGAAAATCGGAATAAAGTAAACTGGACTGACCGAGGATTTTTATTAGCTGCGGCTGTAAATAGTGGATCTGCTGTATCAGCAGGCTCATCTTATACATTCACAGTTGATACATCTGGCGGTGCATCAGTTGACTGGTTAATCAAAGGTATGGTATTTGTTGTAAGCACAGTAGACAGCGCAGCTGGTATTGGTCACACGATTGTTCGTGTTGACTCAGCTGTTTCTGATCTAGGTTCTAGTTCTTCTTTTACTGGTAAGATCATTGATGTTTCTAATTCTAATGTTAGTGGATATAATGTTCTTGCCGATAATGATAGCTGCCAAGTAATTGGTACATCATTTGAAGAAGGTTCTGGAGCTCCTGATGTTTGGTCAAGCGAACTTGAAGATAACTATGGGTATACCCAGATCTTTAAGACAGCTGCTGAAATGACCAATACAGCAATAGCAACTCGTTATCGTGGGTACGCAGACGAATGGTCTCGTATCTGGGCAGATAAACTTCGTGAGCACAAGGTTGATATTGAGAGGGCAATGCTATTCGGGCAGAAAGCTCGAGTTGGCGGCATTCAATACACTGAAGGTATTGTAGGACATATTGTGAAGAACGTGAACCCATCTGCTTCAGATGCGGCTCTTTCGTATACTTCTGGTAGTTCTTACTATCGTACAGCGGCTCAATCTGAGTTCACTTATGATAGACTACTTTCAGACTTAGAAGTAATCTTCGACCCCGCACGTGGCGGATCAAATGATAAGCTTGTTCTTTGTTCACTACCAGTTATCACGTTTTTTAATAAACTTGGTAGCTCAACTTTCTTGTCTGGTTCTTTGAACCATGCAGCAGAGGGTAGTTCAAGAACACCTTCACAGGCTTATTCATACAACTTTGATTCTCGCCAAGGTGCTTTTGGTCATTCCATTATGGTTATTGATACCATACATGGTCGCTTAAACCTAGTTAAAGAACCACTGTTTCGTGGTATTGCATCTGGGTTTATGCTAATGGCTGATATGAGTCAAGTTGCTTATAGACCACTTGTGGGTAACGGTGTGAATCGTGATACTCATGTAATATCAAATGTTCAATCAGATGATGAAGATCTAAGAAAAGATATGATCTTGACCGAAGCCGGTCTTGAGATTACCCTTTCTGAGTCTCACGCTTTGTATAACATTGAATCCTTATAAGGAGGTATATTATGAGATCAGATTCGATTAATGCTTCAAGTGGTAAGTACGGTGGTGTAGCAAAAGGTGTGGTATTCGTACCAGACGCTGCTGCATATACCGTATCAGCAAGTGATAATGGTAAAATTCATGTAATGCCTGATTTAACAGCGGATTGTACAATTACAATGCCGACTGAGGCTGAGGGACTTAGTTATGAGTTTTGGTATGGCGGCACAGCTGCTGATGCACAGGACTGGATAATTCAGACCACTGGCAATAGCAATTACATGATTGGTGGATTAGTTGGTCACGATACAGATAATGGTGGTGATGATACCGCTGTTATTGATTCGGACAATAATAGTAATTCACAGCTAACTATCTATACTCCAATAGCGGGTACTAAGGTAGAGATGGTTTGTGATGGTGTAGTATGGTATGTAAATGGTCATGTCATTTCTGCAACTGATACATTCATAGCATTTGCTGACCAGTAGATTTCCGAATAAATAAGGAAGACAGTTTTATGGTACTGTGGGGAGATTCAAAAAAAGTTTCTCCCCAGAACCATTAAAGGAAAAATTATGAAAAAGAAATGTATACATTGTGAACATCCAAATAAAGAGGGATGGTTTTATTGTAAGAGCTGTGGTAAAAAAGCATCTAAAAGCCCATTTACTACAAACTTATATATGATATCGGATATGGGTAAGCGTACTGATGTGGAGCTTAGTGAGCAAAGCATGGAACAAAACATAAAAGAAATGAATAAGAGGACTTATGCCAGCTAAAAAAGCTTTAAAGATAAAGGGTATTTCTACGTCCGGTTTAAACCAAAGACAAATAGGTGCAATGAAAAGTCACTCGAAGCATCATACTGTAAAACATTTAAGGTCAATGGTAAGTAGTATGAAATCTGGAAAAACATTTAAGCAGTCCCATGTTTTAGCTATGAAAAAAGTTGGTAAATAATAATGGCTACTTTTGAAGCACAGGTAGAAGGTTTAACAAGTTTATCTATTGATGGTAGTAGTGCACCAACTCAAACTGAATTAACTCAGTTTTTAACAGATGGTGCTAAGGAAATATTAAATTCATTACCAAGGTCAAAGAAAATGTTGTATAGTACAGCAACCTCATTAAATGGTAGTAGTACAAATTTAACTATTGGTGGTTCTGAAATATTTAATGTTACCAGAGATGATGGTACAATTAATCAGCCGTGTAGAAAAATATCTCCAGAATTAAGTGGAAGAGCAAGTGACTCAGGTGATATGATAGCAGCTACAACCACAGACCCAGTTTATTACATACAGAATAATGTTCTCAGTGTAATACCAGAGCCTACAAATTCTAATAATGCTCAAGTTCAAACATTGGCTTATCCAGCGGTAGCTTATGGAGATTCAGCAATAACAAGATTTCCAGATGAAGCTGAGTATCTTGTACCTTTATATGCTTCAGTAAAATCATTACAAAATCTACTGGGTAGTAGATCTTCTAACTCAGACATAACAACAGCATTAACAGCTATTAATACAGAATTAGACGAAACTATATCTATAGCAGATAATGTGCATACTGAGATTGCTCTTATTAATTCTTCTGCGGATAGTGCTTTAACGGAAATAGGGTTAGCTAATGCAGAGGTAGATAAAATGGCAGCTGAGGGAGCATTAGATAATGCTGAGTTAGATAAAGCCACTTCGGAAATTGGTGAAGCCG